ACTGGCTCAATGGCTATATCAATCCAAAGTTCGTTGCGATCAATACGTGCGGCCAAGTTATTTGACTCGTCACAAACAACCAAAAAGTCATAAATTGCACGAAGACCCACAAGTTCCAGGAAGAAACTGTCCATTGCAGCTTTGACCTGATCACGAGTGATCTTATCATTTGGTTCAAAGAGATATGGACGTGCGATCTGATCCAGTTGAGTACGGAGATACACAACAAGACGTGCAACGTTGACACGATCCAGAGCACTTGCATTGCGGGCACGAGTCTTCTGTCCGTATACTAGCAGACCGGAACCATTAATGAAAGTAATGGGGTTCACAGAGTTCTCATAGAGGACGTCACGTTGACCGACATTTAGAGAAATGCTGTTGAATTCACCTTCATCAGTGATGTAACCAGAAGCAGTTGCATTAGAAACACCACCACGTCGTGTGCCAGCAGGCGCATACCATGGATAGGCAACCTGATCATTGAGCAGGATAGTACGCAGTGACATATGACTTGGCGGAACAACGACGTTATTTCCGGCGTTGTCACTGGTATAGCCCCAGCCATAATACATCGCCATGTACTCGTCGAAACTCACCGCGCCGACTTCATTGTCTTCAACTGCGCCGTTGGTATTCTGTGCCCACTCAATTAGAGTGGTTGCATCAGGAGTCAGACGCGCAGGGGTGTCACCAACAACGAAGGACTTGAGACCACGGTCAACGTTCAGGGTGATCATCTCACCAATCAGTTCTGGATAACCAGGACATGCAATTAGGTTGAACTGGCGGGACTCGTCATCGCGAATCTCTTGGTTGGAGTTAACTTCAGCCTGTAGAGCCTGGACAACTGCTTTGCGCTGAGCCTTGCGACCGAAGCTACCTGAACCATCTTCGTTATTCGCTGATTCAGTTACCCAACGGTCAAGAGCATAGTCACGCATCAGTTCATCGTTAAAGCGAATGTTCTCTTCGTCAGGATCAATGTAGTTCTTGACGTAACGCTTGACGTTGAAGCCACTGCGACGGAGGTTCCAGAGCAGCATGCCACGTGGATACAGTGCAGGATCCGGAGCATCTGGGTCAACATAGTCACTCTCTAGGAGATCAACGATGTCAGCAGCTTCGGAGAGTTCACCAGCAGTTGACCAACGGGCGTCAGCAAACAGGATACCCTGATCACTAGTCTGGTCAGTCTTATCGACTAGCACCCATCCAACGTTGTCGACATAGCGACGGATAGTTGGATAATTGTCAATATCACTGGTGTCGATCCACAGATCATTCTCAGCAGGAGTACCTTCTGGCTCACTTGCGCCGACGTATGGACCAGTTGCGCTGGTGTTGGAATACTCGTTTAGGTAACCAACCCATTTTTCACCATCGTTAACCATGATGTCAACTTCGTCAACTACTGAGTTGTACCACAGTTCGCCATCTTCAGTGCCACTGCGTGGTTCACTATCAGAAGCAGTGTAGTCCAGCTGACGCCATGCACTGATCACATATGACTGACCAGAGTCAACTGGTGCATCATAGAAGTTTTCACTGGTGTCAAAAATTCCACCGAGTTCAACTCCGGATTCAGTGATGCGGATCTCACCACCAATGGCGTGAGTAACAGTCACTTGATTGTCAGCATTGGTGGAAGCAGAAACATGCTCAAGACCAGCATTTGCAATGGCAGTGGCAATGGCTTCAGCATCACCAGAGGCACTTCCGGTAACAGCAGCAGTTACAGTAACAGGACCATCTAGAGTGGCAGTTCCTTCAACAGATGCCCAGAGATCAAACTCAATGTTACCAGGGGTGAAGGTAGTATCAGTAACTGCTTCGGAAGTTGTGCTAATTGCACCGGTAACTGCACGCTCGAAGATGCGATAGTTAACGATTGGATCAGCTGATTCAGAAGAGTTGACCTTGACGTACAAGTCACCAGCAGTTAGGTTTACGCCGCCACCTGTACGGTCGAGACCATACAGTGCCGCCTGTGAAGAAGTGTATAGTGGTGCAGAAATCTGATCCCACAGTCCAGTGTCGCCATTGTAACGGAAAACATCAAATGCTGCGCCGCCGTTTGGAACAGTAGTCTTAACCCAGAGGCTGCCAGTTGGAGCAGGCTCAGAATCACCAGAGCGGAAAGCTGGAACGTTAGTGTGTGAACCAACATGCACTCGGGGAGCATAGTATGTTCCGGCTGTGAAACCCAGATCACCCAGCGTAGCAGAGTCGTCAGTCAGTTCAACGTCTTGACCATCTGAGTAGATTTCAATGACGCCACGTACATTAGCAGCAGAGACACCACTGGAGCCAACTGCACTGTTAATGGATGCAACAACATCGTCAATGGTGTCACCAGATGCAACAGTAATTGGGGTGCCGTTAATTTCAAAATCACCAGCAGAAATAACCGGAGCAGAGTCACCACGGACAGTTGGGAATGAAGCCATCCAGTCAGTGGAACCAGCACGTACCCATTGACCAGCAGTGAGACCAACTGCTCGACCTGGTGACTTGTACCAGACCTGATTAGAGTCAGCGTAGGTCACCACAGCGTAGTCACCAATTGATCCAACACTTCCTTTGGGAGTGAAGTCACTGTTATCTGGATCAACTAGATAGAAAGCATCATCCAGACGAATTGGTGACACTGAACTGAAACTCTGACCACCAGTGGCGGTAATTGGCGCGCCATTCCATTCCATGAGACCGAATGAAGTGGTCGCAGTATCAAACCAATGTGCTCCGTTTGCTGGCTCACCACTTGGCGGGAAGGCAGAAGCAGTTAGTTTGGACAGATCAATGTCTGCACGCACAACATAAACGCGGTTGGTGATGCCAAGTGCAGAATACGCAGTCTGGAGACCATATTCGTTTAGCTCACCGCCGTGGATCATGTTGTTGTTATTGTCAGAATAGAAGATTGGATCGCCAAATAGCTCACCAAGTTCACGCTGACCAGTTACAAGATATGGACGACCAGCATTTTGCTTGGTTGTCGCAGGGGCAATGCCCGAGCCAGTAGCGCTCGTTTTGTTGCTGGCAGTGGCAACAAAGATCATTGGCACGCTACCTGGCGCTGATGGAGTGTAGATACTCTCGTCAATTACATTGACTTCTACGCCCGGAGAGTTTAATGCCATTATCATTCTCCTTGTGGATTAATTATCGATACTCTCAATATCGCTTATAAGTATTTATCGGCGAAAGACGAAAAGGGGGCTCAAATAGCCCCCAAAAGATAAATATAGGTCCCAACTATTAACCAATGAGCCAAGTGTATGAACTATTCTCACCGGTCATCTGCGTTGCAACTTCATTCTCAAGTCTATCAAGTTCTGCTTGTGCTTCAGTCTTCAGTGCGTCACCGTTGAGGGTCGTGCCGCCCTGTGGGCCTGCAATGGCAGCAAACTTTGAACGGGCTTCGCCCAGCATGAACTTACAGGTTGCCAGGGTATAGTCTCTGATCCATTGGATCACCATATAGTCCGAGAGAAGTTGGTCATCTGGACGGTAGTTGTAGCAGTACATCATCAGAGTTTCTTCTGCACGCGGACGTTGCAGAATGGTTAGTTTCTTGGTTGACGTATTCCATTTGAACTCGATGAATGAGCCGAACATGCGACCAACAAGTTCCTGGTGTTGCGCGAAGAAATCATATGTTGCCAGACCACCCAGTTGTTGACCGGATAGTAGATAGGCATTTGAATACGCCAGGTTAAACGGTTCAAAGACAGTACCACCATCACCCATGCCAGTACGTGAACCAATTGATCTACGGAAAATCTGACGTACTTCAATGATCTCTTTGGGCAAAGTGTAGACGTTTTGATCCAAGACGGTAGTCAAAAACATATAGGATTCTTCGACGGCGTTTGCTGATCTCTGGCGATAACGGGCAAATGCACGATCGAGAGCTGTTTCGTATTCCTTCTGTCCTAGTTCAACGTCAACCATTCCACCGCCCAGCATGGAATGGACATAGTCAAATATTTCCTGTTTCTGTTTTGTGATGTCTGCCATAGATGGTTCTCCGCTATCTGTATTTAGCCATTCAGCAACGGTAAATACAGTAAGAACCTTTGGGAAGAGAAAATGCCAAGATTATCACTCTGGAAACCAGAACGGGGAAAAGATTACTTTTTCCTTGATCGGGTCATTCAGGAACAATTCACAATCGGCGGAACAGATGTGCTTGTCCACAAGTATCTGGGACCCGAATCGCCATCTGAAGAAGAAGCAACTCCTGAACAGCCACATTATGATGTCCTGTCAGAGACAAACATTCAGGATCTTGTGTTCCTCGAAAACCGTGACCGCAAGTATAGCGAGCATGTTTACTCAATTCGTGGAATCTACAACGTCCAGAACATTGACTTTGACTTGTCACAATTTGGCTTGTTTTTGAGCAATGACATCCTCTTCATGACCATTCATATCAATAGTTCTGTTAAGACTATTGGGCGGAAGATCATGTCGGGAGATGTTTTTGAACTGCCACACTTAAAGGACGAATATGCCCTTAATGATTATGATGTGGCTCTGAAACGCTTCTATGTTGTGGAAGACATAAACCGTGCAGCAGAAGGCTTCTCACCAACCTGGTATCCACATCTCTACCGAGTGAAGCTAAAGCAGATTTATGATGGTCAAGAGTTCAATGACATCCTCGACAAACCTGCTGATGAATTTGGAGATGATGATACTTCTCTTCGTGATGTTTTAAGTACATACGACAAAGAAATGCAGATCAATCAGGGAATTATCGCCAAGGCAGAAGAAGATGCACTTGCGTCTGGTTTTGATATGGACCACTATTACAGTGTGGTGATGGACTCAAATAACACACTTGAAATTTACGAACTTCCAAAAGATGAAGTTGATCCTGATAGCATCAGGAAGTCATATGGATCACCTCGCACCAAAGGTTACAGTGGCTATCTAGTCAATTATGGTAATCTTCCCTGTGATGCGTTCTATGATTCTTTTGACAGTTCTGATTCATCTGAATGTGGTGATATTGCACCAAATGGTTACTCTTTTGGTTTCGGGTCGTCATTACCTCTCGAACCAGAAGAAGGTGACTATTATTTGAGGCTTGATCTTGTCCCCAACAGACTATTCCGATTCGATGGAGATAAGTGGGAAAAGATGTACGACAACGTCCGAATGACTCTTACAAATAGAGATGATCGACTGACTCATCGTACTTCGTTTGTCAATAACACCAACGTCAACACCATTGGTGGTGAAGAAGTCGAAGAACGCCAGTGGCTTTCAAAAGCACTCCGCCCACGTCCAGATAACAAATAAGGGGAAAATATGCTCTGGTCATATGATGGTCAAGTAAAACGATATGTTACTCAGATGATGAGACTACTGAGTAACTTCCCGGTGATGGATGGCAGAGGAAACATCAAACAAGTTCCTGTCACATACGGGAATATTTCACGGCAGGTTGGTCACATCCTGAAGGACAATTCTGAGAATAAACTTCCGAGTGCTCCTAGGATTTCAGTATACATAACTGATCTACAATTGGACCGCAACCGCCTTACTGATTCAACTCACACTCACAAAGTTAACATCAGAGAACGGAAGTTTGATGAAGAGACCCAAAGCTACACCACTGAGCAAGGTCCAGGTTATACAGTCGAGCGGCTGATACCGACTCCATATACTCTAAAATGCAATGCTGATCTATGGACATCAAACACTGATCAGAAACTGCAACTACTTGAGCAGATGCTAGTCTGGTTTAATCCAAGTCTTGAAATTCAAACCACTGATAAC